GAGGTGGTACTACACCAGCGATAGATAATTGGTACAGAGATGTTTATTTGAATAGTAATATTGACCCGGCTGCTCCTGCGCAAACAAATGTAGTTAATCCCGGGGCTGTTTACGATTCTGGCGCTAGGTCATATCCTGTTACAGGGCAAGTAAACTCAGGCACAAGTTTTGATTCAGCGATGCCAGATGGTTCTTTTTATGGTGGTGCGGCAGTTTAACCCTTGACAAAAGATAAAAAGTGTGGTATAATAACTACAAAAGGAATACATAATGACATATGTTGAAGCAGTAAATAGTGTTTTACGGCGACTGCGAGAGAGCACGGTTGACACAGTACAGGGTGAAGGTAACTCAAACAGTTATGCTCGTCTGATTGGTGACTTTGTTAACGAGGCTAAGAGTCAGGCTGAGGTAGCTTGGAAGTGGGGTGGCTTACGTCAGACACTTTCAGGTAACACAACAGCAGGGGCTTTTAACTACGAGATTCAAGGTAGTAGTAATAACTTTGAAGTGTTAGATGCTTGGGATGCCACCTCTAGAAGGGAGCTACAGTATCAAACTTCTAGCTGGTTTAACAAGGCTTACATGATTGAGAACCCACCTACAGGCTCTCCTCAGTATTACACCTTTAACGGCGTCAGTGATGATGGGGATACTTTAGTTGATGTCTACCCGATCCCTGATGGTGTGTATGTTACTCGTTTTAACGTGGTCTTGCGTAACCAAGTGTTAGTTAATGACTCAGATCGTATCTATATCCCTACACGACCTATCATCCTGTTAGCCACAGCGATGGCTATTGAAGAGCGTGGTGAGGATGGTGGACAGCAGAGTATCAATGCCTACAAGTCTGCTGAAATAGCCTTGGCTGACGAGATTGCTATGGACGCTAATCGTCACCCTGAAGAAGTGGTGTGGTATACAGTATGAAACAACTTGAAGCTCTTTCCATTGTAACACCCGGTTTCTTCGGTTTAAACACCCAAGAGAGTGGTGTTACCTTATCTCCCAACTTTGCGGAAGTAGCTGACAATGTTATTATTGATAAGTATGGGCGTTTAGGGGCACGTAAGGGGTGGACAATGCAAACCACCACAGGCTCTGCCCAACTAAACGGAGAACCTATTAAGTTTATGTTGGAGCATGTTAATGCTGACGATAGCTTAGACACCCTCTCTGCGGGTAACAACAAGGTTTTTACTGGTGGTATTGGTGCTGTTCTGACAGATGTTACACCAGCAGCATACACAATTACAAGTGACAACTGGAGTGGTGCTAACTTAAACGACACTTCTATATTGGTGCAAGAAGGTCAAGAGCCTCTTATCTACAGCTCAGTAGCAACTCCTGTAGTTAAAACAATAACAACATACACAGGCGTTACTCAAAACTTTGGCACAGCGTATCCTAATGGTGTTATAGCGGCTTGGGGGCGTTACTGGTCGTTTACTAAGAATGCTGTCTACTGGTCTACTGACATTGTAGATACTGCTTTCCCTGCCTTCAATGGAGGCTCTAGCGGCTCCTTAAACATTGCCTCAGTGCTGCCTGATAACACTGATGACATCATATCCATAGCGGCACATAATAACTTCTTAATCATCTTCTGTCGCCATCATATTGTCATCTACTCAGGTGCTGATAACCCAATATCCATTAACTTTGCTTTACAGGATATTATTGTTGGTGTCGGTTGTGTGGCTCACAAGAGTGTACAGAATACAGGTACTGACTTAATCTTCCTCTCTGACACTGGTATTCGTAGCTTAGGTCGCCTCCTCCAAGAGAAGAGCTTGCCTATGCGAGACTTAACAGTTAATGTCCGAGATGGTTTGTTAGATGATCTTAATACAGAGGCTTCTTTGGCGGGTAACCTAGACAATATATCTAGTGTTTACTCTGAGATCAATGCTTTCTACCTGCTCTCTTTTCCTGCTATTAAGACTGTTTATTGTTTAGACATGCGTAGTGCATTAGAGAACGGAGCGTCTCGTGTTACTATTTGGAACCAATACGAGGCTGATTCTTTCCTACGCTTACGCAACAGGGATGTGTTAATTGGTAAGGTTAACGGCATTGGGAAGTACATAGGTTACACAGATAACACGGCTTCTTATAGGGTTCGTTACTACTCTCACTACTTTGACTTTGGCTCCCCTACTACTAACAAGATTATAAAGAAGATTAGCGCTACTATCCTAGGAGGAGCTAACCAACAGTTTACTATTAAAGTAGCAACGGATTACTCTGGAGCTTATCGTTCATATCCTTTTGTGTTGAAAGCTGGAGAAATCTTTGAGTATAACGTAGACAAGTTTGTTACTTACTCAGAGTTTAAAGGTGTGATTGCTAACTACGCTTCGCTACCCGGTGCTCCTAATACAGGGGATGCCTACATGACAACAGATGATAACAATGTTTATCAGTGGAGTGGCTCAGCGTGGACAGATGTAACAAGCACATGGGAAACTTCTTTTACTGTTGTAGATTATAGTGAGTTTTCAAAAGGCATTGTGTTAGAAAAGATTAGGAGTAGTGTGGGAGGTTACGGCTCTACTATTCAAATTGGCTTTGAATCTGATGTTAACAACGCAGAACTCTCAGTACAAAAGATAGATGTTTTCATTAAAGGCGGAAGGACAGAATAAATGGCTCAATATACTAAGGCTACAAACTTTGCTGCGAAGGATGCCCTCCTTCCTAGTGATCCAGATAAGATTATTAAAGGTACGGAATTTGACGATGAGTTTAACGCTATTCAAACAGCAGTTAACAGTAAGTCAAACGCAATTAGCCCTAACTTTACAGGGGTTCCACTAGCACCGACAGCTACAGTAGGTACACAGACAACACAAATAGCTACAACAGCTTTTGTTAATGCGTCCTTCCAAAACACCTCTGCGTATGCCGGGCTTGTTGCTCAGGTTATTTACCCAGTGGGTGCTTTGTATATTTCTACCTTAGGCACTAACCCAGCTACTTTGTTGGGCTTTGGTACATGGGTAGAGTTTGGTGTTGGTAAGGTTATTGTTGGTCAAGATGCTACAGATGCTTTGTTTAACACGCTAGAAGAAACTGGTGGTAGTAAGGACATTGCAACATCAACTCACACACACTCAGTGACAGCAGCAACAGGAACAGATTCATTAACAACAGGAACAGCCACTGTAGCTACTGGTGGTACTAATACCAATGTACAGCCCTATGTGGTTGTTAAAATGTGGAAGAGGACAGTATAATGAGTTTACTTACAGCCGTTGCCCCCGCTTTAGTAGGTGGTTTATTAACAAGTAGCGCAGCAGGTAAAGCCTCAGACGCTCAAGGAGCATCAGATGCCGCACGTTTAGCAGAAGAACAGCGAGTACGCCAGCTTCTACGTCAAGACACAGGCATCCAACGATCAATAGCAGACCAAGCGTTTGCTGACTATGATGCTGGTCTAATCACTCTAGCTCAAGCTCAAGAACGAGCTGCCAATGCTATTGGTAACGTACAGACAGAGATTGCTCAGAGTCAGCTAAGCGACACCGCTCAGATGACTGATATGGCTAACTTCCGTCCATACTCAATCAAAACAGCTACTGGTGGTACTTTCTTTGATAAGGGTACAGGTACAGCAGGGTTTAACCTATCTCCTGAAATGCAAGCTTACCAGAAGAGCTTGTACGGTACAGCACAAGGGGCAGCAGCGGGTTTAACAGCTACTCCACAAGAAGCAGCTGCTCAGTATATGCAACAGCAGCAGGGGTTGTTACAGCCTCAGCGCACGGCAGAAGATTTAGCCCTACGTAACCAACAGCTCAGTCGAGGTCGTATTGGAATGGGTATTTCCTCTGAGGCCGCTGGTGCAGGTGTAGGCGGTTATGTTAACCAAGAGCAATTCCAAAGGGATCGTGCTCGTGCTCAGGCTGACGCTCAGATTGCCGCTAATGCTACACAAGCTGGTCAAACGCAACAAGCTAACCAACTGAATTATACACAAGGGTTGTTTAACGCTGGTAATGCGCCTGAACAGTATGGTATGGGTCAACTTACACTTGGTGGTAACCTTGGTGCTCAACAAGCTCAAGCAGGTGCAGTGCAAGCTGGTATCTATGGTACTGGTATGGGCAACGTCTACAGCAACTTAGGTGCAGCGGCTAATACATACGGTCAAGGCGCTCTACGTACTCCTCAAGCAATGCTTACAGGTGGTCAGGAAGCGTATCAACGTCAACAGACAGGGTTAACAGGGTTGCAGGGTAATCAGTTACAGTATCAGGCCACTACGCCATCTAACCCACTTATTCCCGGCTCTGCTTATGTTGGTGCTGCTGTGGGTAATAACTTGATGAATATGGGGATGAATAGACTAAACAACCAGATAAATCCAAGTACTAACAGTAATAATAATAATCCAGCACCTGTTGTTACCGCATCCCAGTTAAACCAGTTAAACAGCCTCGGGGTACAACGCAACCCCTTTGACGTATAAGGAGACATAATGGCTACAGATATTTACAGTATGTTAACAGGCGGGTACGACCCACGTGCTGAACAGATGAAACAGCAACAGCTTTTCCAACAACAGCTAAGCCAATCTACTACCCCACAGTCTTTTATTTCTACCGTGGGCACTAACATGGGTAATGCGTTAGGACAGGGAATACAGAAAATTGCGGGTGTTCAAGACCCTAGAGAAGAAAAATCTAGGATCATTAAGCAAGCAATGGAAGAGTCGAAAGGAGAGACTGATCCTGTTAAACGTCTTCGTGCCGTGGCTCAGCGACTTCGTGATGCAAACCTAGAAGCAGAGGCTATGCAAATAGAAGATAAAGCGGAGGAGTATGCAACGACAGCAGAGGGTAGAGCTGCTAAAAAAGCTAAAGCTGAGGCCGATGCGGCGAAAGTTAAAACAGAAGCTGAGTTAGTTACAACACGAAGCGAAGTACTGAAAGAAAAATTCCCCGAATGGACTGACGAAAAGATTAAAGCTGTCGCGTCTGATCAAAAACAATTTGCTTCGTTTGTGGCTCCCCCTAAAGAGTACGCCCCTAGTGACTACGCTAAAATTCTAATTGAGTCTGGTTTAACAAAAGATTCTGAAGAGTTTAAAGTTAAAATGAAAGAATATGGCAGACTTACTACGGAGTCAAAATCAAGAGGAAATTCTGCTGAGATACAACAAGCTAAATTGGCTCAAGCTCAACTGCAAGTAGTGTTAGCCCAGCAAAAAATAGATCAAAGAAAAGCAGATATTGCAAATGCTGGTCAAAAAAATAGATTAAATTTGATGGCTAGTGAATACAATACTAATAAAATGGTTAGTAATGTAGATGAGTTAACACCTCTGCTTAATAAGTGGACTACTGGTTGGGGTGCTAAATTACTAGATGATTTACCTACTTCAGATGCTAAGTTTGTTAAACAACAAATTATTACTTTAAGAGCTAATATTGGTTTTGACAAGTTGCAACAAATGCGGGATGCTTCACCAACTGGCGTTGCTTTAGGGCAAGTCTCAGAACGTGAATTACGGGATTTACAAGCCGTACTTGCAAGTTTAGACACGCTGCAAACTCCAGAGCAATTGAAACGATCGTTAAAAGCGATCAAGGAACACTACCTCAAGTTTGTTGAGTTTCAGAAAAAGTCGGTGGACGCGGGTGAACCTATCACTGGTACTCCTGAGCACACGGCGTATATGGCTTCTCGTCAGGGCGTTGATGCTGGGGCTAGTAATAGTGGAACAGCTGAACGCCCACCATTAAGCTCATTTACAAAGAAGCCATAAGATGAATTTTGATATTGAAGCAGCCAAGGAAGCAGGGTACAGTGATGCTGAAATTACTGACTATTTAGCAAAGGAGCAAAACTTTGATGCTGAAGGAGCAAGAGCTCAAGGGTATTCAGACGCAGAACTTGTAACACATTTAACAACACAACAAGCTGGAGGAGCAGCAGTAGATCAACAAGAGAGTCCTCAAGAGAGTCCTCAAGAGAGTCCTCAAGAGAGTGGCTTTTTAGGTAAGTTATTCTCAGGTATTAAGTCTAGCTCCGCTGCTCTAAAGGCAGCAGGGATGGGGCAGGTATTTGACCCAGCAGATAGGTTTCAGTCAGGTATATCTAAAGGGTTAGCAGCACCCTTCGTAGGAGGCGCTCAGTTAGCCGGAGAGGCCGCCAATCTAGCTGGTGCAGGTATAGATACCCAATCTATGGTTAAAGCCGCTGACGAGGCTCTAGGGGACTCTAGCGGTGTTGCAGGGGCGGCAGGAGAAGTTGCGGGGACTCTTATTAACCCTCTCTACAGAGCTATCACTAACCGCTTTGGGTTACCAGCTAAAAGTGTGGCAGGGGCTGGTGGGAAAGGGGTCGCTGTAGGTTCCCTATCTGCCGCCTTAAACCCCACGCAGGAAGAAGAGTATTGGGCACAAAAAGCACTTGAAACAGGGGGTGGTGCTGTTCTAGGTGGTTCTTTAGGCGTTGCTTTTGGTAAGCAAGTACTCAACACTAGGACAGCGGTTGACGATGCGTTTAAAAATGCTCAAACCTCTTATAAAAGTTTGGAGGAATTAGGTCTTAAATTTCGTCCAGTCGTAGCAACAAAAACTACTCAAGATATTACTAAAACTGTTGAGAAAGAAATAGTCGGTGGGTTGAGGGGTAAAGACTTGAGCAAGGTGCGTGGCATTATACGTAAATTCCGTATGGAAGCTGGTAAAAGTGACGGTAGTTTGGTTGCTTATGAACGGTTGAAACAACAGGCAGCTTTGTTAATTAACTCAGCTGGTAATAACACCGATCAAAAAAAGGCAGCATACATAGTTCGCAATGCAGTTGAAAATATGTTATCTACGGTAGATGAACGAGCTGTCAAAGCAGGGTCTAAAGAAGCTATTGCAAAACTAAAAGAGTCTCGTGGTTTATTCCGAGCTGCTTCAAGAGCTAACGTAATTCAACAAGTTATGGATGAAGCTAAGAAAATAGCATCTGCTAAGGGTGGTGTTTCGTACCCTAAAGCGTTGGCACAACAATTAGAGAAGCTAGCTCTGGATGACAAAGTACTTGCTAAAAACTTTTCAGCAAAAGAAATAGCTGCTTTGAGAAAGTTATCTAAAGGCAGTAAAATGGATACGCTGGAAGGAGCTCTAAACACAGCCTCAAGTTTGTTAGGTTATATCGGTAGTGGGGCTTTAGCTTACGGTACAGGAGGTGTCAGCGTAATAGCTATTCCAGTGGCAGCAAGCATTGGTAAAAGGATAGCAGCAAGAGGAGCTGGCGCTGTAAGAGAAGAAGGGTTGCAAGGTATGTTAACTAACATCATCGCAC